ATATCCGGCACACAAGCCACATTTACTGGAAATGTGACAGCTCCTAATATTCTTTCCACATCTGCGGCAAACACGTTCTCTGCCATTCAATCTTTCGGTGCAGGTATAAGTGCGTCTGGTGCCACTTTCTCTGGACCTATTTCTGCTCCAAACGTGATAACTACTACAGCAGCGAACACGTTCTCTGCCATTCAATCTTTCGGTGCAGGTATAAGTGCGTCTGGTGCCACTTTCTCTGGACCCATTTCTGCTCCAAACGTGGTGACCACATCTGCTGCAAACACTTATACCGCACTACAAAGATTTAGTGCAGGATTGTCTGCAAGTAATGGCATTTTTATGGGTGGCATAACTGTGGAAGCTGGCAATCTTGGTTTCTCTATTAGCAAAGGTAATGGAGGAGCAGTAGGTTGTATTGCTATTGGTGGTAGTGCTTTAACTTCTAATTCAAGCGGTACATCAAATATTGCAATAGGAAACAGTGTATTAACAGCTAATACTACAGGTGTAAATAACACTGGTGTTGGAGATACTATATTAGCTACACTAAACTCTGGTGGCAATAATACTGGTGTTGGTGGTAGTGTGTTGGCGTCTGCAACAACCGCATCCAATAGTACTGGAATAGGTTATTCGGCTGGTGGCTCGGTTACCGGAGTCACTAACGGTGTGTTCATAGGTGCCAATACTACTGCAGCAGGAACCACTTCCATCAATGAGATTGTTATCGGTGCAGGTGCCACTGGTCTTGGTTCTAACACTACAGTTATAGGCAACACAAACACAACAACCGTTAAACTGTACGGCACACTTAATGCAAGTTTAGGTATTACTGCTCCTGGAGCCACGTTTAGTGGTAGGATCAGTGCAGCAGGTGCCACGTTTAGTGGTGATATCTCAGTGAATGGAATCACTTTGGGTCGTGGTGGTGGAAATATTCCAGCTAATGTTACTATTGGTACTGGTGCTTTGTCTTCTAATACGAGCGGTTATAATAATACTGCAATAGGATACGGTGTATTACAAAATAATACTACCGGTCATGATAATTTTGCAATAGGATATCAAGCATTACCACTTAATAATGGAAGTTATAATATTGCTTTAGGAAGCCAAACACTATTTCAAAATGTAAATGGCACTAATAATATTGCGATAGGAGTAGAAGCTTTACAATTAAATAATAGTGGTAATTTTAATACAGCAATAGGAACACTGTCATTATTCAATAATCAAAGCGGTTTGAATAATATTGGTATTGGTTATACGAGTTTAGGGGGTTTAGAAACTGGCAGCGATAATGTGGCTATTGGTGAATCTGCATTAGGAACAATATCTTCAACTTCCAGAAATACTGCAATAGGTTCAAATGCTGTGATAGATAAATCTGGATTAGCAAATGGTGTTTATATTGGTTATGCAGCAAATTCTATTAATAATAATCAAACAAATGAAATTGTTATAGGTGCTGGTGCCACTGGTATTGGTAACAATAGTGCAGTTATAGGAAATAGTTCTCAACAATTTGTTAGATTATATGGAACAGTTAATGCAACATCTGGTATTACTGCTCCGGGTGCCACGTTTAGTGGTCTTGTCTCTGTTGGTGGTTTAAGTGCAGCAGGTGCCACGTTCTCTGGTAGAATATCGTTAAATGGTCAAACATTCACAAACGTAGTGTCTTCTATCAACGGCTTAACCGGCGCAGTTACCATAACAAGTGGTGCAGCAACAAATGTAACAAACACATTTACTGCTCAACAAATTTTTGCTGCCGGTTTAAGTGCATCCGGTGCTACATTTACAGGATCTGTTGTTTCTGGAGGTACTTTTAGTTTTGGTCGAGTAATGGACACTACCGGAAACAATAGAGTAATAATGAATGCATTTAAAATTGTATCTAAAACAGGTTTAAGTGCCGAAGTAGCCAGATTTAATAAAAATTATTATAACATGATAGACGTTACTTCAACAGTAAACATCATTGATCAAAATACCTCTCAAGGTGTTTGGCCAAGTGGAATTGGGCCGGAGCCTGTGGGCGCACCAATTCCAACTGGATATTATATCGGTAGAAAAGATCTTATTGTTCATGATGGAGTTTCTAGTGAAGGAACTGATAGACAAACTTATGTGACAGCAATAAATCTTGCAGCACATCCTGTCTCTCTTACTTGGGATTTTGGTTGTAATATTAACGGAGATGATGCTATTTTGTTTATTACTCCATTTACAAGACAAACAACAATATTCACTGGTCATTATACTTTGACACCAGTAGGTTTGACCGGATAAATAGTATAGTAAGTGAAAGGATTATATTATGGGATGTGGATGTAATAAAAATAAACAAAATCAAGAGTTCAGGAAAGAACCGCCAGAACAGCAAGTAAAAAATATTCTTTCTACAAAGCTTGGTCTTGTTCAAAGTTTTGCTCAAGCAATAGTTTCTAGAGGATTTACTAACAATAAAATTGATACACCCACCAAACAGCTGCGTGTTTTAGGTTGTTTTGGTAATCAAGCTGGTGGTGGAGAACTGCCTCCGTGTCAACACCTAAAAGCCAGTGAAACACCAGGAAAGTTTTACTGTGGTGGGTGTGGATGTGGCGATTCTGCCAGAACTTGGTTGACCAGTACTTCAGACGAGTACAGTAAGTTAGACTACCCTAAACTAAACTGTCCTTTAAAAATGCCAGGTTTTACTAACTACGAAACCAGCCTTCCTGAAGAAAAAACCGAACCAATTAGCAGAAAATATTACATTGAAAATATTGATTACGCAGAAGTTGCCAAAATTGATGTGAATATACACGCACCACCTGAAGGTACCAATTTAGAATAATACGGATTCTTCAACTATTAAATGCCATAAATAATTTAGAATTATGGCAACACCATCCTCCAGAGAATCAATAATACAGTATAGTCTGCGTCAGTTAGGTGCGCCGGTTATCGATATCAACGTCGATTGGGAACAGTGCGAAGACCGGTTAGACGATGCACTTCAATACTTTACAGAACGCCACTTTGATGGTGTGGAAAAAGTATTTTTTAAATATCAGTTAACAGAAACTGATATTACTAACAGATATATTAATACTGAAAGTATTCTTTCGCCAAATGAAGTAGACGGACCAACCGGTAAAGAAATAGTTTCCGTAATTAAAGTTTTACAGTTTGGTCAATTTAGCAACATCAACATGTTTGACGTTCGTTATCAATTAGCACTAACCGACTACTTTGGTATTAACAGAAATCTGAGTGGAACTAACGCTTTGGGTTTGGCTTCTTACGATTCCACTAAAAGATACATTCAGTTAATACAAGATTTATTTCAACCAGAAAAAACTGTGGTGTTTAGTAAAGTAACTAACAGATTATATCTTGATATGAATTGGGGTCAAGAAACAAAAGTCGGAGATTGGATTTGTATCTGGGCGTATGCTGCATTAAATCCAGAAAAATACACAGAAATATTCAATGATCGCTATTTAAAACGATACGTAACAGCTTTAATCAAACGCCAATGGGGAGCAAACATGGCAAAGTTTGACGGTGTTGCGCTACCAGGTGGAGTTGTTATGCGCGGTGGTCAAATTTACACGGAAGCAATGAATGAAATTGCCAGAATAGAAGAAGATGTTCTACGTAGTTACGAACTGCCGATAGATTTCATGACAGGTTAATATGCCCACAAATCCGTATTTTAAAGATTATTCTGGTGAACAAGACGTAACCGAAGATCTGACCATCGAGATTATTAAAACCATGGGCAGAGAAATGTACTATGTTCCCAGAAACATGGTGGAATTTGATAAAATATTTGGAGAAGGAACTCAAGTATCGTATAAAGATTCTGTGCCATTAGAAATGTATATTGATTCTGTTTCTGGATTTCAAGGCCAAGGCGACATAGCAAGCAAATTTGGTATTGAAATTAAAGACAATGTATTTTTAACTCTTTCTAAAAAGAGATTTGTGCAAGAAGTACAAACCAGATTTCCGGAGATTACCAGACCAAGAGAAGGTGATTTGATTTATTTTCCGCTCTCAAAATCCATGTTTGAAATAAACTTTGTGGAACACGAAAATCCTTTTTATCAATTAGGAAAGCTTTACTCTTACCGACTAACTTGTGAGCTGTTTACTTACGATCAAGAAACAGTTTCTACAGGAACTACTGATATTGATGCTACAGAAACCGAAAATCGTCAATACACACATCGATATTCTGTGTCTAGTGATATAACTGGCATCACTTCTCATACTTACTATCCAGGAGAAGTTGTTTATCAGGTTGTAGGATTTACTGGGCAGAATGCAGCACTAGAGGACGCAACAGCAACTGCAACTGTTGCTTTGACGCCCACATTACCTAATATTGATTTGATTTACATTACTGGCACATTTGAAATTGGAGATACTATTAAGGGCGTGGACAGTGGTATTGAGTGTATCATGAACACTGACAACGGACTTACAGATACGCTGGTGATGACTAATAATGAAGACAAGACTGTTGCTGGTGACAACGATGAAATAGAAGCAGAAAGTGATAAGTTAGACGTATTTAATTTTACAGAAACTGATCCTTTCTCTGAGGGTAATTACTAATGTTTACTCATTTTAAAAACGATTCTATTAGAAAATTAGTGATTGCTTTTGGTAGTCTTTTTAATAATATTCAATTAGAACAACAAGATGAAAACGGCGATGCGCGATTATTCGCTGTTCCTTTAACTTACGCTCCTAAAGAAAAATTTATAAAACGTTTAACAGAACCCAGCTCTATAAGCGATAAAACTCGTATAGAAATTTCACTGCCTCGCATGTCGTTTGAGTTGGCTTTACTGGCATACGATCCAACCAGAAAATTTAATAAAACAAATACAACGATAAAAACAGGAACTACAGATATTTCTACCAGTTATGCTGAAGTTCCTTATAATTTTGGTTTTAATTTAAACGTGTTTACTAGAAATTTAGAAGAAAATTTGCAAATTATGGAACAAATTCTTCCATATTTTTCTCCTGAATTTGTTATTTCTATAAAAATGAATGATCTACAACAAAAAGTAAATGTTCCAATTTCCATAGCAAATACTACACTTACCCAAGAATACGAAGGTGATTTTAGCACCAGACGATTTATAGTAAGTACCTACCAATTTATTGCAAAATCATTTATTTACGGAAAAAC